CCACCTTTTGTAAAAAGGTGGAAAAATATATAATTTAATAATCCACCTTTTATAAAAAGGTGGAGCCAAAATTTTCAAAATATATAATTTAATAAGTATTTCAAAATATACGTATTAAAACAAAAGTTTCCGCTACTGGGAGTCGAACCCAGCGCAAAGGGATGAAAACCCTCTATGTTACCGATACACCATAGCGGAGGATACCCGATGAGGGACTTGAACCCTCGACCACTAGCTTAAAAGGCTAGCGCTATACCACTTAGCTAACCGAGTTTTTGGTTGCTAGGTTCTGTTTTACATTGCTCTACCATTTGAGCTACAATCATTTCTGAATGCCAGGAATCGAACCTGGATCTACGGCTTAAAAGGCAAAAGAATTGCTGTAAGAACCCATCCCACTATATATAGATATAGTATCTTTAAGTAGTTTTTTATATTATTTAAATAAATGATATAAAGAATTAAATTAATATTATTAAAATGGGTTATATTTATCTTATTGAAAATAAAATAAACGGAAAGAAATATGTTGGACAAACAATACAAAAAGATATTCATCAAAGATGGAATTCGCATAAGCTAGTAAACAAAAGATTTATAGGAACTATTCTTTATAATGCATATAAAAAATATGGTATTGAAAATTTTACGTATAAAATCATTTGCATATGTTTTGACGATGATACAAATAAATTCGAAGAAGAATATATAAAAAAATATAATACATTATACCCTACTGGATATAATATGATTGAAGGTGGAAAGAGTAGAAAATTTACTCCTATATTGAAAAAAATTATAAGTGATAAATTAAAAGGAGAAAATCACCCTAATTTTGGTAAACATTTGAAAGAAGAAACGAAAAGAAAATTAAGTCTTAAAAATAAAGGTGTAAATTCACCATGTTATGGTAAAAAATTATCTGAAGAGCTTAAAAAACGTTTAAGTGAATTAGCTATTGAAAGACATAAGAATGGTTGTTATAATTATAATGATAATTATAATCATGATGATTCAACTAAAACTAAAATAAGTAATTCGTTAAAGGAGTATTATAAAAATAATACTGAAAGAAAAGGTAATAATATATGTGTTGAACAATATGATTTAAATAATAATTTAATTAATACATTTTATAGTTTAAGTGAAGCAGCTAGAAGTGTTGGAGTTTCATCAAATAGTATAATTAGAACATCTGATCCAAAAATGACTAGATATAAAACATGCAAAGGATTTATTTGGAAAAGAATATAAAACATAATATCAAAAATAATATTATGTTTTAGGACTTACCCGGATTCGAACCGGGGTTGCCAGATAACTTTTGATAAAAAAAATCAATCAAAGTCTGAAGTGCTGACCGCTACACAATAAGTCCACATTTGGATGCTATTTCCATTTAATCAAGTACACACACCATGCACAAAGTTATTCCACCTTTAAAAAGGTGGAGCCAAATAATAATTCCACCTATTACCCTTAGGGTTAAGGTAGATCCCAATTTTGCTCTACTTTTTATAAAAGTAGATTGGAGCCCAATTTTGCTCTACTTTTTATAAAAGTAGATTAGATCCCAATTTTGCTCTACTTTTTATAAAAGTAGATTAGATCCCAATTTTGCTCTACTTTTTATAAAAGTAGATTTAAATATAATTTTGATTTTAAAATGCTGTATGGTTTATTAAATATCATTCTTCTCACGATTATGAAAGTTGTATGAGAAAGAAACGCAGGTCGACTTCTACTTGATATTTGTGCTAAAACCTCTTGTCTACTAACTAGTAGTTAAATAATTTTGAGTTATTTAAAATGCTGTTAGGATACGGGAGACTATACTAGTCAGAATGATTCTGCATCCTTCTTTCCCACTATATAAAAGTAGGTTGTCTTTAAGTTGTTTTTTATATATTAATAATTAATACATTTAAAGATTTAAATAGAATAATAAATATGGGTTACATTTATAAGATAACAAATCAGATTAGTAAAAAATGCTATATAGGAGAAACCAAAAAAAACAATCCATATTTAAGATGGAATGAACATAAACGTAAGATTGAACAAGGTATTGGGTGCCCTGCTTTGCAAGATGCTGTCAAAAAATATGGTATTGAAAATTTTACATTTGAAGTACTCATTATTTGTTTTGATGAAGATCGTTATAGATTTGAAATAGAATATATAAAGAAATATAATTCTATAGCTCCTAATGGTTATAACTTAACAAAGGGTGGTGAAGGTGGTGGTTTTCATGGAAAAAAACATAGCCAGCAAACAATAGAAAGAATAAGTCAAGTTATAAAACAAAAATATATTGATCATCCAGAATTAAAACAACAAATGTCTGAAAGACAAAAAATTGTTATGAATAATCAAGACATTCGTAATAAAATTAAAGAATCTTATAAAAATTCAAATATTTTTATAAATTTAAAAAAAGAAAAAGGACAACGTGGTTTTGCTAAAATAAAAGTAATTCAATATGATTTATATAACAATTATATTAATACATATGAAAGTATTGCAGATGCGGCAAAATTAAATAATATTGATTGTAGAACAATAAGTAAAAATATAAATGGAAAATTAAAAACAGGAGGAGGATTTGTATGGAAAAAAGTTGAGAATTAAATATTGTAAAATTAGTAATTAAATTATTAATTTTATTTAAAATGCACAGAGTGAGGATTGAACTCACGCAGACATAATCTAACGCGTCTTAAGCGCGTCGCCTTCACCACTCGGCCATCTGTGCTTATCATATATGGTGACAATTTACTAGTTCCTTTTTAAAATAATCTAATTCAAATATAAAAATTGCTGTAATGGAACTATATTTTGACGCTCTTACTGAAAATCGAATTCAGTCCTATTGCTGATCAAACAATCGTGCTAACCTGGCCTACACAATAAGAACACTTATTTTTCTGTTTTACTAGGTTCTGTTTTACATTGCTCTACCATTTGAGCTACACTCATTACTGAATGCCAGGATTCGAACCTGGATCTACGGCTTAAAAGGCAAAAGAATTGCTGTAAGAACCTAAAAATGCTCATACTGAGAGTCGAACTCAGCCTAATCGCTCATAAGACGATGGTGCTAACCGATACACTACACGAGCTGAATGAAATAAATTTAAAATAATTTAAAGATTATCTAATAATTAATATAAATGGGTTATATCTATATGATTAAAAATAAATTAAATGGAAAAATATATATTGGTCAGACTATACGAAAAAATATTTATGACAGATGGAGACAACATAAAACATGTAAAAAAGATACAATTGGTAGTTATTTATATAATGCATATATGAAATATGGAATTGATAATTTTGAATATAAAATAATTTGTATTTGTTTTGATGAAGATTGTAATGAATTTGAAGAAAATTATATAAAAAAATATAATTCTATTTATCCAAATGGATATAACTTAAAACCTGGTGGAAACAACAATAAAATGAATCAAGAAGTTAAACTTCTTTTGAAAGAAAAAAGTAAAGGAAGAATAAGTCATAACAAGGGTAAAAATATGTCAGATGAACAAAAAGAAAAACTTCGTAATGCAGCCTTATATTGGCATTCTACTAATAAAATATCAGTTAAAGACGAAACAAAAAATAAAATAAGTGAATCTCTAAAAAATTTTTATATAGAAAATAAAAATATTAATTCAAGATCAATAAAAGTTGAACAATATGATTTAAATAATAATTATATTAAAACACATAATAGTATAAGTGAAGCTGCTGAAGAAGTAGGAATATCACAAATGATGATAAATAGAGCTTCTAGTAGTGAATCTAAATATTCTAGTTATAAAACTGCAAAAGGTTTTATTTGGAAAAGAGTTATATAATTTTTCACTTGGAATGTTTCGTTTCTAAAGAGTTGTGACATCAATTTTAAAATATTATATGAAAAATTTACGACGACTGCAGGACTTGAACCTACGCGCGAATTTCGCAACAGATTTCTAGTCTGTCTCCTTAACCACTCGGACAAGTCGCCATTATTTGCTAGTATCGTTTAAATTCAATATTTGGATTTGCTGTTTTGATACTACAATATATATAAAATAGTTGTCTTTAAATTGTTTATTATATATATAATGTTAGCTCCATCCTTCTTTTCCCTCTTTGTAACAGGGCTATTGCTTTTTTGGATTTTTGTCCTAGTTGCTTCCAATTTCAAGCAATTTTGCAAGGTGAATTATTACCAAAAAATTACTCTTCTCTCTTTGATTACTATAGCTATTGGAATTCATGGACTTATTCATCTTGGTCTTGAAGTAAATTATGGTTTTAATCCTCTTCAATAATGCAAACAGATTCAATGAAAACCAAATGTCATTATACCTACGCCAACAATTCCTAGAGCTATACCCATATGATAATTGTATTGCATCTCTTTGTACATTTGCAGCCAAGCTTTGACTTGCTCTGGCGAATTAGTGTGATTTAAAATGTAATCTGATTTAGGTGTTAAAGTGTAGTAGAAATAATTGACAATAAAACATGTGGCCATTACTAGGCAAATCATGGACCAAACTGGGGTTCTCTCTTTCTTAATTTTGAGATTGTAAAAGATGAGGAAGAGAGAAAGAATAAATCCGTAAAAATAGCCATACAAACTGATGGTTAATCTCTCTTCACTGATTTTTTCATAACGTTTTTGCAAGTCGGATGGCAACTTTTCCTTGTAAGTTTTAACAATTTCGCTCTTGTCTGTCATGTAATAAAAATAAATCATGCCAATAATGAAAACGGCAGATATTGTGCAAGAAATGGGACAGGGCATCTATATATATCCACCTCTACTTTTAGAAAATCCACCTTTAAAAAAAGGTGGAGCCAAAATTAAATAAGTATTTTACTAAATATTAAATATAAATTTAGCAAATCTTGTTTTATATTTTTGCTCTACTTTTTCTAAAAGTAGAATATATGAGCTACCTTCATTATTATATTTACTTAATTATTGCAATTAAGCTCGGCTTCATTTTGATGGCTATTACCCACATTTATTTGAAGTCAAAGGGTGAGGAACATTCTGATTTAGATAAGAAAATTGAATATTGGAAAGGCAGATTTGAGTTCGTATTTGTCATTTTAATGTCTCTCTTACTAATTTACTTGTTCAATCCTAGATATAATAATCAAGTTGTCATCGATTATGATATGAAACTTTTATTATATTTATTTGGATTCATATTAATTATTACTGCAAAATGGAGTGCATTTTTTGAAGAAGCACCATGGTTCAAGAGGCTACAAGAGGTCGTTGGAAAATTAAATTAGAGAGAATTATTACATGCGTTTTCTTTGAGCTAAATATCCTGCAGATGTGCGACCAACTAGTCCTACATCTGCGTGTGGCTTATATATAAAGGTGCCTTTACTTGTAGTATAACACAAATTACTAGAGCAACCATTATACATTTTGTTGTATGGTAGCAAAGTTGTGTCGTATAGAGTCTTGTAATTAGTAGCTTTATTCAAACGATTGGATGGATAAGGAGTCACATAACTTGTTGAAAGAGTTGAGGAAAGAGAGAACATTATAATATTAGTAGATAAATTAATTCCTATCCACCTTTATCCACCTTTGTCCACCTTTGGAAAAGGTGGAGCCAAATCCTATAAATTTTATCCACCTTTGGAAAGGTCCAAAGGGAACTTTCGCGAAGCTTAAGCCGTTGCGGAGCCAAACACTATAAATTTTTTATATATTTTCAATAAAAAATTTATGTTAGTTATATTCTTAAAAATATGGAAAGGGTTTGGCTCCACCTTTTCCAAAGGTGGATAAAGGTGGATTTAACCCTTTCTACCACAAGATCCGCAACCTGGACGAGCATTATGAATACGAGA